AAAATCTTGATTTGATTTAGTGGAGTGATTGGTTCTTCTGTTTTCTTTGGTTCAACAATAGTGAGTAAACCCCACTCTGCCAAAAGATTGATGATTGTGTTTCTACGACCTTCATCTGTATCCGAGAAATCAGTTGGTTTGCCATCAAGAGCAAACAACTCTTTGAAGTGAACGATATAGTATTTCTTCTGCTTATGCAGAATATGACAGGACTGATACAGGATCTTGTCCTTACGTGAAGCGATCCCAATGCGAGTCAACGTTTCTTTAATCTTCAAGAAATCGTCTGGCTCTTTTAGGGTTACCTCTACTAGAGCCTCTACTGTCAGTTTCATTTTGTTCCACCCTTACTTAATCTTTTCTTTATATTTTTTACCTGTTCGGATGACAATACAGACAACGCAACTTCAGCTTTTCGGTCCGAGTAACCGAATGCTTCTTTGATGATGTCTAGATCGGCATCTTTTTCTTTCTTAGGCCATTTCGACTTCCGAAACTTTGGTCTAACAGTATTTAGTAAAAAATCGTATTGAAGTTTCTTGTCTAGGTGATAGTATTGGTTAACAAGGTTTGCTAATGTTGCGGTATCATGAAACAAAGATAGCCCGCGGTTGACAATCCAAGGATTGTATTCTTTCTCCACTTGCGCTGGATCGTGTGGTCCGTTGAATAGGTTCTTATGTGTATTGATACTGTCGATGAAATCGAAGGGGCTGTAGATCGCTTTAGGCCTAAAGTCCTCTTCTTCAACCTCTACAATATCACTGGCAAGATTCATTACATCGAATACACTGTTCACTTGAAATCGCAATCTGCCATGATCGATAGAACGAACGCAGCGGTATTGATTTCCTGATTGGCGACAAATGCAGACTTGTATTGAAACTCAGCTAGGTGAAGGATCAGTTGACCAATAGAGTTGTCTTTAACAATATCTGCAATGTTATCGTACATATCACGAAACAGTGTGGTGCTATCAATGTCAGTGTTCTCTCCTACCCACTTACGAGCAGCAAAGAAGTTCTTTGCTTTCAGTGCAACAAGAAGTGTCTTATAACTATCAGACCCACTATTACCAAGAATACTCTTGTCGATATTGCCTGTCGCGGAATGCCTCTGAAGTTCATTTAGAACCCTCCTCCAATCTGGAAAGTGACGATTGATCAACTCAGCGATTACAGGCTTATCATACGTAACGCCTTCAGCATCTAGGATACCAGAGATACGCTTCATAAACTGAACCGCAAGAACGGGCTTATCTTTCTTGGCAATGTTAAACTCAACAACAGAACACCGAGAATGTAGAGGTGCGATAAGCCGATTCTTAAAGTTGCATGTCAGAATGAAACCACAGTTACGGCTAAACTCTTCCATGAAGTTACGAAACGCTGGCTGCACTTTGTCAGCAGACAGATAATCTGCCTCGTCAATGATGACGTATTTACGACCACCCTTGAACGAGACAGACGATGCAAAACCAGTGATTTCATTTCGAAGAACATCGATACCAGCATTCAACGAACCGTTGATGATGATATAATCACAGTCCAGTTGCTCTAGCATTGCACGAGCAACGGTGGTCTTGCCTACACCAGGACCACCCGTGAGTAGTAGATTTGGGATGTTCTTTTGATCAACAAACTGTTGAAACGTTTCTTTTAGATCAGCAGGAAGAATACAATCTTCAATCGACTTTGGCCGATATCGCTCCACCCACAAAAAGTCTTCAAGCATAATATATTCCTTTCAAACAAGATTCATTATAAGTAGATGTAGGTCACGATGTAACAGCATCTACCTACTCTAACGCTTTTACGGAGCATCAGCTATGTTTATATATAAGATCACGAACAAAGTCAATGGTAAAACATACATTGGCAAAACATCAAAGTCTATCGAAGAGAGATTTCGTAGACACTTCTATCATCACAAAACAGGAAATACACATCTATATAGAGCCATGAGAAAATATGGATTCGATAGTTTTTCTGTAGCAATGATCGAAGAAACTTCTCAACTAAATGAGAGGGAGATATTCTGGATCAAAGAACTTCAGCCCGAATATAATATGACTAAAGGTGGAGATGGTGGCGATTCATCTAAATCTCTCACTTTCATAAAATCAATAGAAGTGTATCATAAAAACAAATCTAAAGAATCTTATGCTACATATGGAATGCTAGGTAAAAAACAATCACAGAAGTTCTTCGAATCGATCAAGAAATCTAACAGTTGTCCAGTAATGTGTGAAGGTGTCCAATATTCTTCTGTAGGTGAAGCAGAAAAAGCTTATCCTGGTATCAATCTAAGAAAAAGATTGGACAACCCAAAATATCCACATTTCTATCGTTTGCGAGAAAGAACCAGAAGAGGTTAACTGAAGGAAGAATCTTTCTCTGTCGCAATGAAGTATGTAACACCAGTCGCAGTAAACTTTGAGATGCCCGCCTTTGAGATTGATACATCATAGTCATTAGGAAGAAGCTTAAGATTTTCATTCTTAAAGATAGCATTGAATACAAGATTGGTAGAACCTACCACGATGCTGTACTTGTCCTTCGAAGGATTCTTGCTATCATCAGCCGATAGATAGATGTTTTCACCATCACCAGAGATGATTGTTTCTGGAAGACCAAGAACACCAGCAGCCTTTTGAACCTTAGTGAGGTCTTCTTGGGTGATAGATAGATTGATTTCAGCAGCAGGGAAGTTTAGATCCTTTGCGGGTGAAGTAACGAACGTTGATGGATCAGCGTAGGTGTATACTAGCTTACGCTTGTCTGAGGCAATAGTAGCCTGTGTTTCACCGAAGTGGATTTCTGGCTGATCAAACAGCAATAGCGCACCAAGAAACTTTGATAGATCATAGATTGCAAAGTCACGGTCAAAGGTTTCTTGAACTTCTGCACTCGCCATCACAGTCTTTTGTGGTGAGATAGTGCGAATCATATTACCAGAGCGAAACAGAATGCCGTGATTGATTGACGAAAAGTTCTTGAGGACAGTAAGGGTATTTTCACTTAGCTTCATAGTATCATCCTTTTCAATGTGGTGTTTCCAAAGATCACCTTGGAAACACCGTTATAACAAACCTATAGGCAGAAGTCTAGACTTTTATCCCTTTTTGCCCAACTTTGATGGATCAGCAGTAGCAGCAGCGCCAACGGCTGCTAGATCAGCGAGTGAACCACCAAACACGTATGAACCAACATGCTGTAGCTGAATCCATGGAGCAAGCCATACCTTTAGACCAATCTTACGTGCCCACTGGCAGAACATATAGTCTTCTGATAGATAGCGATTCGAGTATTCAAAACCAAAAGCAGAATGCTTTGCATCGTCAAGGAACGCGACAACTTGTTCCTGAGTAGCCTTAGGATTCTTCTTGTAGAACTCACGAATCTCATTGCTGATATGCGCGTGCTTGTTGTCGATAAGTGCATCAAACAAGCAAGGGATTTCACGCGAACCATCAAATGCGGCTGTGCGAACGTGGTCAGGGCGATACATCAGATGTGGGTATTCGGTGGTCATCTTTTCGAGAGCCGAACGCTTGATCATCATAAAGCCAGTACCAGATTCTAGAACTTCGGCGGGTTCAGCGATCTTGATTTCGTTCTTGCCATTAGCAGGATTGAAAACATAGTCACCAACAAACTTTTCAAGAACACTGGCATCCTGATCGGCAAAGCCCTTATCAACAGCCATCTTGATCTTTTCCCATGAGATGCACTTCTTAGGATATGGACCACAAAGGATGTCGTATTCTGATTCTTCACTCATCAGAGCAAGCATCGTCATTACGTCATTGGAGTTAAAGCCAATGTCTGAGTCGATGAACATCAAGTGTGTGCAGTCTGACCGAAGGAACTCATCTACGCAGTAGTTACGAGCGCGGGTGATAAGTGATTCGTTGAACAGATAGTAATACTTGACTTCAACACCATAATGAACGGCTAGTGCTGATAGATCGTTTGTGCTACGACAGAACATGCCTGCACATGCACCACCATACATTGGAGTTGCAACAAATAGTTTACGCTTGCGTAGTTCTTCAATAGGTACCTTAACTTCCATATTATATTCACCTTTCTTTTACAAAGCGACCATTTTGGTCTTGTTTTGATAATCTTTTTTTAGCTTCATTACTTTTTATGCCAACATATAGTCCTTTATTGTTGAGGAATATTTCCCTATCGATCTTCAATATGTTTCCATCCAAATCTACACAGACAACTTTACTCTTATTGTTGTAACCAAGTTTGGTTCCAATATCTTTCGCTGCAAGTCTTCTTATTTGTGACTGTTCATGTCCAAATATTTCTTCCCAAGTCTTATCTTTTTTCGCTAAAGATTGTTTTTGTTTGGTGTGTTCAGATCGTTTACACCCAAAAGATGGGTTGTGTACACCAAACATACGAACTTTTTTTCTTGATCCGGACGCATATGCAGAAACTAAACTATCAGATATGAGGGATTTTGTATGATCGGAAGTAATAAATCCACATCCTCTACCACCATATCTACCGTTTTCTGATTTTAGATTTGCCCACTCTTTGGATTGAACTATGTCATTTTTTTCTGAGAAGATCAAAGCAAACGTTGAACATAATTCCTGATCATCAAACCCAAAAATTTCTAAAGTTGTCTGTGTGGATTTATGTTTCTTTAGATGACGTATCCAATATTTTCCTGATCCTCTATATCTGAAAGGATCAGTATTCTCGGTTTTGCCGAAATATTTGAGTCCGCAATGTGTGCATTGTTTGACATAGAGATAAATAGTCATGCTGGTAACTCCTATATAGTTCTAGAGTAGTCGGAGGCGGCAACCTCGTGGACTACAATTATTTATATAGGAGTACATTTATAGCTATCTCTTATGCTCTAGATCGTGTACGTACAAAGCTATAATAGCATAATGTATTACTTTCATCAAGTCTTTTCTCCAATCGTCTGTAGATCCTTTTTGACCGTAACGACCAGAATACTTATCAACATTGCCTAGACAAAATCCTAGTCCACGACCACGATCAATCGCAATTTCAGTTGATTGTATGTTGCCTTGCGCATAGTGTTCGCCATACGTCTTATCGATATAATCGGCGATTTCTTGAAGTGCTTTGTCTTCGTTGTATTTATAATCGATTTTTGATGGTTGTATTCTACGAAAAAACTCTTCATTAGTTTCTCCATTATATTGATTATGTTGTTTTTTCATTTCTTTACGATTAAGTTCATCTGCCAAATATGTGTCGATTGGGCGTTTATACGGGCTGTCTGCTACCTGCCGTCTTACAAAGTCCTCCCAAGTTTCTATTCCAAGACCAACTGGATT